CCGGCGTGTACGGGATCTCCGAGACGGACTTGTCCGCCTCGATCTCCTGATCGCCGCGCCAGATGTCGCGGAGATTGTCGATCGTCAGGCCTTCCCAGCCCACGATCACCTTGCGGCAGTAATGCTCCTGGTATTCCTGCTGGTGCTTCTTGGCGGCAGGCGAGTTCGGTCGCACACCGGGCGGGAGGGCTGCGCGCTCGCCGAGCTTGCTGATCTGCTCGGCAGACATGCGCGAGACGAAGCAGGTGAAGGCGACGTTCGGGTCGGCCTTCGTGACGCGGACTTTGAGCGGCTCGCGCTTGGCGGTGACGAGTCGGAGTCCGGCGGGAAGTGTCTGGTCAGTGGGCATTGTGCCTCATCTACTGGTGGACATATGGACTTTGCGAAGAGAACCGACAGCGCGGCCGGGCCGGTAACCGATCACTCGATCGAGGTCACCAACCCGGCCGCATCAGGCGAGTGGCTTACGGAGCCTCGCGGAACTCGATCGTGTAGTCTCCGCCGTCAGTCGTCGACGAGCAGCGGTAGCTCACGGTGTAGAGCTTGATCCCGTCCTGTTGCGATACTGCGACGCTCGTGATCTGCGGCGTGGCCACGGTGAAGATGATCTTCGACGTCGACCCGGTCGAGTGAGTCCAGGTCACCGCATCCGTGGTGGTACCGGCGCGAAGCAGGGCAAAGAAGTCCTTGCTCGCGAGCGTGTTCTCAGCCTCGAGCACGACCTCCAATGTCGCCGTCCGGCCCGAGATATGAACGCCCTTGAAGCCGAAGGAGGCATTGACGTCCAGGCGCTCGACGACCGTCGCGCCGAAGTTGAACGTCAAGCTGCGGACGATCGGAGTGTAGGCTCCGATGGTGAGGGCCTCCGACGCCACGAGTACCTTCGTGTCACTGGGATAGGTGACCGGAGACGGCGTCGCCGTCGTGGTCGGCGCGTTGTATGTGCCCTGCATGTCGAAGGTCAGGTCGGCAGCCTGCCCGGCTTGCATCGCGAGCGACGCCGTACCTAGGATGCCGTTGACCTTTGCGAGCACGCCGTCTGAGTAGACGTAAGCCGTGGCCGACTGATAGTCGCCCGACGAGGACGACGGGCCAGTATCCGACGGCGCGTAGGTCCAGCTCGACGACGACGACACGGTCGCCGAGGTCTCCTTCAAGCCGCACGCCTTGAGCAGCGGCGCGAAGAATGGCCTGGCAGCCGAGGTCTTCGACATCAAGACAGTCGCAGGCTTGAACATGCCCTTCGCGCGGCCGACGAGCTGCGTGCTCGGCGTGAGGCTGGCACGGAGTGCCGCCTTGTCGATCATCGTGTTATCGGCCGACCATACTCCGGCACCGTCGCCGTAGATCAGCATCGTGTCGGACGAGGCCGAAGGAGTCGGGTCGGTGCCGTAGGTCGTCTCCGACTTGACCAATACTAGGGTTTTTCTATCGAGAGCGAGCGCCATCGTAACTACCTCTCCACCGCATTGCGGCGGCGATGTGGACGATGGGCAGTGGACGGTGGCCTGCGCAGGCGAGCCGCCACGCCTGACGGATCCTCGCTCAAAACTGTTTTACCACAGTCGGCCGCAATGTGTAAAAGCGTCGAAGCCGCCGCCTCCCACGAGTACTGCTTGGCCGTCGAGGCAGCAGCCTTCCCGCGCTGCTGGGCTCCATGCCAGTCCATGACGATATCGGCGACGGCTCGCATGGCGTCTGCCATGTCAGGCATCGCGACGATCGTCGTCCGCTTCTGGTCGACCGAGAGATGCTCCTCCATGCGGTACTTGATCGGGTAGCTATTCTCGCTCGTGCAGAAGTCCATGTGGCCGGAGTATCCCGTCACGATCGGAGCCAGGCCCGTTGCCTGAGCCTCGAGCGGCGTCAGTCCCCAGCCCTCGCCGACGGTCGGGAAGATAAACCCGTGCGCGGACCAGTAGAGGTCGCGCATCTCGATAGGCGACAGGTAGCGGTTGTCGACCGTGAACCGGCCTCCGTCGCCCTTCACCACCTCGCCGTCGAACGAGTCGAGCGTGCCGGCGTGCGCCAGTAGGTTGATCGCCTGCAGTCGCGCGTTGGTCGTTTTGATGTAGAGCTCGGTCCGCTCCATGCGCCGGAGCAGGTGCCGGTAGAGATCCTCGAGCAGGGACCACTTGCGTTGATTCGGAGCGCCGACGTACAGCCAGCGGAACGTCTCGCCAGGCTTCGGCCACTGGCGCTTCCTGTACGTGTAGGTCGCGAGGTCGACACCGAGAGGACAGACGTAGATCGGCTTGTCGGTGTGCGGACGGAAGATGTCCAGGCAGTAGACTGAAGGCACGACTACCGCATCGGACCGCGCGAAACCCTCCGGCCATTCGTCCGGCAGGCGAGCCGACTCGTACATCGTAAACAGCAGATTCCGCTTGCCAGGGATTGGCTTAAAGAGTTGCGGGACGCAGAAGTGGACCGCGACGGGAGCGTCCTCCGTCAGGTCTGCCACCTTGGACAGAGCCTCGCGCATCCGACGGTTCGCCGTCGCGTAGCCGAGCGCGTTACCACGCTCGGTCCCATCGGTCGTGATGACCCAGTGCAGAGACGGTCGGCTCAATGCTTCGCCGGATCTCTCAGGCTGCGCTCGTACTCGACCTCGAACTCGCAGCGGCCATAGACGCGACCCTCGAGCGGGTCGCCGAAGTTCACGACATTGGAGACCTCGCGGAGTCGGGCGATCATCGACGTGTTTCCGCCAGACGATGCGGGCACCGTCATCTCGAACTCGATCACGCCAGTCGTCGCGTCCGACATCACGGCCTCCTCGATCTCGGCGAGGAAGTCGTCCGCCTCGTCATCCGGGTCGCCGCCGTTGTATCCGTCGACGAAGTCGCAGACGACCGGCAGCGTGCAGCGGAATCGGTTCGACCCGAGGATCTCGACCTCCTCGATCCCTCGTATGACGATTACGGCCGGCGTCGGGATTGACTGCGGGAGCTTTCGCGCGTTGTAAACGCCACGCGTGCCGACGTCCCGGTCGTATCCGTTGTCGAGCGTGATCGTCTGGAGGCGCGCGATGATCAACTCGAATATCTTCTGCCGGATCGTGTTCGACGTCACTTGCCACCTCCGACCCTTGCGTCGACGGCTGCCTTGATCTCGTCAGCTACCATCGGCAGATCCCTCTCGACGGTCGGGATCAGGTAGGGCCTGCCCTTCTGGTCGACGGACTTCTTCAGCGCGAAGAGTGGGACGATATTCTTCCCGCCCTTTTTGGTCTTTCCTGGCAGCTTGCCGAAGACGACGCCCTTCGCGACGAATGTACCTGAGTATCCGAACTGGCTCGGGCTCGCGCGTACGTCTCGCGCGCGGATGCCGCCGACGCCGGCCTTCGTCTTCATGCTCGACAGCGGGATCGCAAGCCAGGGCTTGCCGACAATCGTCCCGCCGAACTCGACCTGGCGCGCGTAGATCAGAGCCGTGTCGCCCGTGAGCGAGCCGACCTCGAGCTCGGTGCCGTTGTTCACCCTATAGCCGAGCGACCCGCGCAGCCGTCCAGACTTGACCGGAGCCGCACGCTTGAGGTCGTTCTCGATCCGTTGCCCGGCCCTGTCGAGACCTATGGCTACGCCCGTAGTGATCGCACCCTTGAGCGACTCCATGGCCAGCCTGAGCACTTCCGCGTCGACCTCGACAGAGATCCGCATCTCAGAGCCTCATCGGCGAGTGCTGCGCGAACACTGCTTGCACGCTTGGCAGTAGGTCCGTCGCCATGGCGTAAGAGATCGACTTCCCATCGACCGACTCTCCGGAGATCCCGAGCGAGTCCTTGCGCTGGTGCATGTACGCGACCTGCGTCGCTACGGCGTCGCGCAGATCCCACGGGACCGATGCCACGTCGCGGTACCCGCCGACGTAGACCACCTGGACCGTGCCGATGCCCTCCAAGAAGCCGAAGTTCATCAGGCCGTCGTATCGGTTACCCGATCGACGCTCGATCATGCCCTTGTGCCCGAGGACCGACCAATCGTACTCGGTCGCCTGGAGTGCCGTGGTCGTCGCGAACTGGCCGTTGATACTTTCCTTGATCGACGTCACCGACTCGATCGGGAACGCCTTCACCCGGATCTGGCGCTGCCATGAGTCGACCGAGAAGGTCTCGGTCCGGGTCGCACGCCGGAACTTGCGCGTCGTCTCACCCTCGGCCCGTGCGGATACGGAGTCGATCAGGAACTCGATGAACTGCCGCTCGGAGGCAGCCACCCGAGGCCGGCGGAGCTCGACATCCTCGACCGTACATAGCGCCAGGAATCCTCGGCAGACGATCCGGTGGTCGAACGCCAGACGCTTAGACGTCTCGAACGTGATCGTGAACGTCGCGACGTGCTCCTCGGTCTCGCCCGTGGTGCCGACGAGAGTCGTATCGGCCGGCAGGATCGACCACGAGATCGCGCCGCTGGTCGCGTGGATCGTCACGCTGTTCAGGTTCAGGACGTTCTGCGCGTCGCGCGAGTTGACGACCGTGCCCGAGCTACCGTCGCGCAGCGTGAGCGTCGCCGAGTTGATGTTCGCGAGCGGGATCGCCACGCCAGCGGCATCGCGGAGTGTACCCGAGAACAGGCCGGACGTGCCGGGATCCATACGAGCAGACGTTGCCATGATCTATCGGACTCCGTGCGATGTCGAGGTTGCGGTCGGGAGCGACCAGTACGCGCAGCACATGTCGCCGCGTGTGCAGGCGACGAGAGCGAGCGCAACGAGAAGGGACTTCACTCGGACGCCTCCAGCCTGTTGCGCATCAGTCGCAGCACGCCGTTTATTTGGCGCGTGAGTGCCCTGATCTGCACCGTAGACTGCGCTGCCGTGGGTAACGTCAGAGCAAGGTACGCTAGGTTCGCGTCGATTGCCGCGTCGAGTTTCTCGCCGATGACTTCCTGAGTACTTCTGGGAGGAGGCGAAAACGTCCCGCCTGCGTATGTCGCACCGCTCGATGCGTTAGATCCGGCGAAGTCCTGCAGGATATATCCGCCGTCTGGTACCTGCGCAGTCGTCGGGTAGCCGTCATTCTCGATCACTGTCAGTACGACATTGTCAGGCCCGACTAGGATCCAGCGCTCCGCGAAGCACACCGACGGAGTCAGTACGAGAAAGACGAGCAGGCTAAAAAGTCGCAACATAGCAGATCCCACTCCCGCCGTTTCCGCCTGCGCCGCCCGCCGGTGCACTTGCTGCGTTTTGCTGCCCGGCACCGCCACCGCCACCGCCACCGCCGGGTTGCCCGCCCGCGCCACCTGCGCCACCT